CTCAACAAGCTCCGCTTAACAATGCTTTTGCTGGCCTTGCAAACTTAGGTCGCAGAAATGACAAAACATATTTAACCGGAATGCCGTTTGGCCAAGGTAATCAATCAACCATCGGCAACATAATGGCTAATCGTCAACCATACCAATACAACGCACCATCAGCGCAACAACTATTCCCGGGCATGGGCAATCCAATGATGGGCACTATGCCAACACAAGCACAAGGTAATCCTATGCTTGGTGGTGGTAACTTTGGCGCAGGTAGATTCTTAGGTCAAGGCTACGCTAATCAAGCTGGACTACTTGGCTCACCTTCAACAAGCATGCTCGGAACATAACATTAACACTGTGAGCAACCGAGAGGACTCATATCAAAATGGCAGAGAAAACAGCATCCAATCCCAAAGGCGCAGGCGCACCAACAGGGAATATAAATTCCAGTAAAGACAATAGATTGTGGACAAATACAATTAGACGCGCTGTCTTACAATCAGATGCTGAAAGATTACGCAGAATCGCAGAGGCTTTATTGAATAAGGCCGAAGAAGGCGACATGACTGCAATCAAGGAAATGGGAGACAGGCTTGATGGCAAGGCGGTAGCGATTACAGAGCTTAGCGGCCCTGATGGTGGCGCAATACCGATCAGCGTGGGGCTTGATTTTGTCAAAGCTAATCGCACAGTTCCCTGAGTCATTACAGTTCTTATTTGAGCCATGCCGTTATAAAGTAGCATACGGTGGACGAGGTTCAGGCAAGTCGTGGGGCTTTGCTAGGGCGTTGCTATTACAAGCGGCTAACAGACAGTTGCGAGTTCTATGCGCTCGTGAGATACAGAAGTCAATTAAGCAATCCGTACACACGTTACTTAATGACCAGATACAAGCACTAGGATTGGGTGCATTCTACGAAGTGCTTGAAACAGAAATACGCGGACAAAACGGCTCGTCATTCAGCTTCACCGGACTTGCCACTAACACAGTTGAATCCATTAAGTCTTTCGAGGGTTGCGACATTACATGGGTTGAAGAAGCGCAGACGGTAAGCAAGAAGTCTTGGGATATTCTCATACCTACTATTCGTAAAGACGGCTCTGAGATATGGGCATCATTTAACCCGTCGCTTGACACTGACGACACCTATCAGCGGTTTGTAATTAACCCGCCTCCAGGGTGCAGGGTTGTTAAAGTAAACTATTATGACAACCCTTGGTTTCCTCAAGTGCTTGAAGATGAGAGAGCGCACAGCGAGAAGACGAATCCAGATTACAAGAACATTTGGCTAGGTGAATGCAAGGCTGCGGTTGATGGCGCAATATACGCAAACGAGATTCGTGAGGCGCAAGAGAACGGCAGAGTGACTACGGTTCCGTATGACCCAATGCTAAAGGTTCATGTTGTTATGGACTTGGGCTGGAATGATTCAATGTCAATTATCATGTGCCAACGCGGAATATCTGACATTCGAATTATCGGGTATATTGAAGACGACCATAGAACGCTAGACAGCTACTCGGCACAGCTTAAAGACCTTAAGTATAATTGGGGCCAGATGTATCTACCTCATGACGGACAGACTAAAGATTTTAAGCATGGGATTAGCGCTGAAGACATCATGCGGAAGCAAGGATGGGATGTCCGCATTATTCCGTTAGCCAATATTGAATATGGCATCAAACTGGCTCGCATGAACTTCCATCGAGTTTACTTTGATAAATCTGCAATACGATTGATTGAGTGCTTAAAAAATTACAGACGAGCGATCAATCAGGCAACTAATGAGCCTAGCGCCCCGCTTCACGATGAATACTCCCACGGCGCTGACGCTTTTAGGTATCTAGCCACCGCTGTAGACGGAATGAAAAACGAAGCGTGGGGCGGCGAGCCTATCAAATATACAAACATAGGGATTGTTTAATGGCGAATCTTAATCAAGCACTCGAACAAATTAGGAAGCGTATTGCCGAGCTGCAATCAAAAGCCGCGTCTATCGAGATGCAACTCAAAGGCAAGGTTGAGGTTATCGAAGCGCCTGAAAAGCCCAAGCGCGGGCGCAGGAGAACAGTAAATGCGTGATGAAGAAATCCTATACAAGATAGAGCAAGAGGAAAGTATCGCCTATGGCGTGAATGATTCCGAGCTATCAGAGCAACGCGCTAAAGCCATTGCCTACTATCTAGGCGAGCCTTTCGGCAATGAAGTCGAGGGCCGGTCTCAGGTTGTCAGCTATGACGTGCAGGACACTATCGAATCTGCTTTGCCGCAGTTGCTGAAGGTGTTTGTCTCTGGCGATAAAGTCGTTGAGTTCTCACCAAAGGGGCCAGAAGATCAGCAAGAAGCCGAACAAGAGACGGACTACATCAACCATGTGGTCATGGAAAAGAATGGCGGCTTCGAGATATTTTATATCTGGTTCAAAGACGCCCTCTTAAGTAAAAATGGCTATGTTAAAGTTTACTACGAAGAAGATGAATCCGTAGAAGAAGAAGACTACGAAGGCTTGACGGACGCTCAGTTGCAGATGATGGCCTCTGACGACAAGGTAACAATCAAGGAGATTGAATCTTACCCTGATGAATCAGTAAACATGGAAGAACTGATGCAGCAGGCTCAGATGCAGGGGGCCGACCCTGCAACGATTCAACAGCCCATGTTGCACAATGTCAAGATTGAAGTCAGAGAGATACGCGGGCAGGTCAAGATTTGCAACGTGGCTCCTGAGAACATGCTGGTCTCTGTTGATACAAGCGGAACCTGCCTGCAAAAGTCACGATTCGTGCAGCATAGAGAGTATATGTCTCGCGCCTCGGTCTCTGAGACGTTCAAAATCTCGAAGCAGAAGGCCAAAGAGCTTCAGTCTGATGTTACTCAGGGGTGGGATGAGGAATCAAACGCTCGTGATATTTACTCAGAGGAATACGATAGAGCAGTAGATCAGGACGAGCTGTTGGTCAAAGACACCTATTGCCTAGTAGATAACGAACGCTGGCGCTATGTAGTTATCGGAAATGAGATCATCTATAAAGAGAAGGCCGAGATAGTCCCATTCGCGTCTCTTACTCCAATAATGATGCCGCACCGTCACGTTGGGCGTAGCTATGCTGATTTGACGATGGACATTGAGCTCATCAAGTCCACCTTGCTGCGCGGTCAGCTTGACAATATGTACCTTGCCAACAATGGCCGATACGCTATCAGCGACCGTGTAAACCTTGACGACATGCTTCAATCACGTCCAGGCGGCATCGTAAGAACGCAAGGCGACCCAATGACGGCAATCATGCCATTGTCACATCCGCCATTACCGCCTACCGCTTTCTCTCTTGTCGAGTACATGGATTCGATGAAAGAGAAGCGCACCGGCGTTACCGCATATAATCAGGGGCTTGATTCTAACTCACTGAACAAGACAGCTTCAGGCGTAGCTCAGATTATGTCTGCCGCACAGCAACGTATCGAGCTGGTGGCTAGAACATTTGCAGAGACCGGCGTTAAAGACCTGTTCTTGCTGGTTCATCGTCTAGTCCGCATGAACTATACAAAGCCAGACGTTATCCGTTTACGTAATAAGTGGGTTGAAGTTGACCCACGTGGCTGGAAGAACCGGAAAGACCTATCAATTTCAGTAGGTCTCGGCGCAGGTAATAAAGACCAGCAGTTGATGCACCTCACAACCATCCTGCAAATGCAGAAAGAAGGCATGCAAATCGGCGTGACCTCACCCGACAAGATTTATAATGCTCTCGCTAAACTTACTCAGAATGCTGGCTTTAAGAACCCAGAGGAATTCTGGACTAATCCAGCCAACAATCCACCGCCTCCACCAGAACCATCGGTAGAAGAAAAGATGATTGAGGCGCAGAAAGAGATTGACGCCATGAAGGTTCAATCTGACAACGCGCAGAAAGCGGCAGAGCTTCAGCTCAAGCAGCAACAACTCCAACTTGATGAATGGAAGACCAAGCTGCAAGAAGAAACCAAGCGGATGATTGCTGAGTTGAACGCTAACAATGACATCCGAAAAACTTCAATGACTATCAACAGTGCAAACATGGAAGGCTTTACTAATCTAAACGATGAAGGCATTGCGCAACCAAGCTCTGCGCTGACTGGACTGATCGAAGCTATTAACAACAACATGGCCCTGCTAGTCGCTCAACAGTCTGAGAATCAGCGCCAAGTCATTGAGACTATCAACCGTCCGAAGCAAGTAGTCCGTGACGCTTCAGGCAAGGTTCAAGGGGTGGTCTGATGGCTGTTACTGTTAAGCATTTAAAGACCAATGGTGTAGTTGACTGGACGCAGGCAGAGCTTGATGCACAGATTACTGCTGGTAACTTCACGCCAGGCACTACGCTTGCCGACATTGTCCTTCCATCCGACTGGAACGATGACCACGACTTGACCGGCCTTGGCACGATGGCTGAGCAGGATGCGGATAACGTTACGATCACTGGTGGCACAATCAACGGCGTATCGACAGCAACGATTGCAACTAGCTCTAACGTTGCTAAATTACTTCTCATGGGGCTATAAATGGCTAAATCACAGAATCTAAACTTCACCCAAAACATCAAGCTATCCGGTGCGAAAATTGTACCAGCCGATACCACTACGCTTAAAACGCTTTACACCGCTGGCACGAATGACGCCATTGTTAAAGCAATCAACGTGCAATCCACCGACACGGCTGCAAGGGTGGTTCAATTATGGGTAAACGATGGCGCAACTGATTTTCTGATCGGCTCGGTCAACATCCCTCTGCGCTCTGGCGATAACGGAACTGCGGCTACTATTGATTTGCTAGGCGGCACTCTTATGCCTTCACTCCCTTACGACGCAAACGGCAAGCGGATATTGATTCTGCCTGCTGGCTACATTCTCAAGGTCAACTCACAGGCTACGGTAACCGCTGATAAAACTATCACCTTCGTTTGCATGGCAGAGGACTACTAATTGGCATCAATGCTCGACGCTCAACGGACTGGCTCCGGCGGTCTTGCCAAGCTCGGTGAAGGCGTAAGGGCCAACTCCGATTCTAAGACGCAAGCAGGGTTATCTCGTGGGCCAAACCAATCTAAGAAGCTCATCAACGCCGCATGGACTGATACATTCCCTGCACAGGGGGCAACGCTGGATTTAGACTTCGCTAATGACCGAGGTTTTGT